TGGAAAATGGTGTGCCTGGAGGGGCTCGAACCCCCGACCATCAGTTTAGAAGACTGAGGCTCTATCCAACTGAGCTACAGGCACATGGGTTTAGTACAGACCTTCGCTATATAGCTTATAGCCTTTTGGCGTGGTTGCACAGGCATCAGGGTACACGACCTGTCCGGCTTCTGATGCTACGGCATAGGCTTCGTAGCGATCCATGTATGTACCGTGCTGATCCACGAATCCTTGATCCTTACCGGATCTGTGGTGAAATTTTATACCTTCAGGGCCCATGCGGGTGATCTGATCCACCATGTCCTGGCTGTAGTGACGAATGCCTAACACCAGAGTACCGTCGTCAGCGCGAAGGGCTGCGCATACTACTCTACGCTGTTTCATGAGTCACCTCTTGTTGAGTTCCCTCTGTTGACGCCTAGATTCCGTTTGTGCGACTTCTGTCGTGTCAAAACTAAGACCCAGTGATTCCTGATGATGTACTACCCAAGAACCTATTGCGGTCAGTAGAGTGTTACCACGGCCGATCGGAGGCTACCTGGAACTGAAGGCCACGATTTTGAAAAGCAGCTAGTGCGTTCGTTAATGACGGAGCTTCGTCAGCGGCTAAAAGAGCTGCAACACGTAGCTCACATGTAGAATAATCAAAATCGGGCAAAAGTACCCAAGGTTTAGGGACCCACATCCTGGGAACTGATATCCTGGGAACTGATATCCTGGGAACTGATATCGGCATTATAGATCTGGCGCTAACTACGGCTGGAGCTACTGCACCAGAGGTCAGCATGCCTGCTAGAAATAACCTACGGTTGATCATTAATTTCTCCTTGTGAATCTCTCAGATTCGTCAACGACGAAGAGACGTAGCGTTAACAGACACCTTGTTTTTGCAATAAACGATAAAGTCGTTTTCTACAGTACGGTGGGCGTACTCAACGCCGCCGTGTGGCTCACAGATGTTCTGTGCGAGCGTCATGTCTTCTCCCGATATCATACGGTTGCATGAAGCAAGGAGAGAACACAGAAAAAGCAACAAGCTTACCGTCTTCATATATTATGCGTGCTGTGGTGGGCGGTATCGGACTCGAACCGATATACCATTGCTGGTGTCGGGGCTTAAACCCGATGCGTCTGCCTAGTTTCGCCAACCGCCCGTGTTCGTCAAGACTTGACCTTAAGTTGAAAGTGGCGCACGCCACTACGGTCAATCAATAGTTTAGTCTGTTGATGGAGAGTCCAGCCACTAGAGTTTTCTAGATTGAACGCTTCAGATCTCATCAAACCTTGATCGTAGAAGCCTAGATTCTCAGGAACAGTTATCAAGTCCATTGGTTGAAGGACTCGATGCTGTGGATGGCGATACGCGTCTGTGTATAAAGGATTTCCGTTGATCCAGCCTAATAAACCAGTTGTTACGCTAGTGTGAGAAGGCGCAGGTTCGAAACTGTCACCTACATGGGTGACCAAGTCTGGGACGAGATTCTGGCCTACGAAGTATAGGTTTCTCCTCAGCGTCTCCAGCGACGACACCAAACTAGTGACGGAGCTTTCAAGCTCCACTTGTTGACCAGAAGTCAATAAGCGCCACCATTCCCGTTCTGGCATAACCATCATAGCTTCGACAGCCTCTACCCACAGATCTTCTAATCCCCACGGAGGCATAGGCCTAAACTCAAGGCGAGCTTGTGCGTCCAGGACGACCTTGGTCGGAAGGTCTGAAATACCTGTGAAGACTTGGCGGCTGTTTGCAAGTGTTCTCAGTATGAAGGAATTTTTCTTTACATGAGCGGTTACACTCTGACAAATGTCAGTACCAGACATGTCGGCGTGCAGCGGAACAAAGTTCTTCATGTTGACCTTACTTGAGGAGTGCTTTCACAGGCTGAACAACCTCAGTGTTGTACCCTGCTTCGTACAAAGCCAACATGGCAGCATTGATAGCCTCATTCCAGACCTTTTTAGTCTCTTCTTCTGAAGGCTTGACAGGAACAGACCACATAGGTGTGGTAAACGAAGGCACGTAAGGCTTGTACTCAGGCGGATTGAACATGCTCTACCTCTTGAATTTGGAGATTATCTGAGCTAGCAGGCCACGAAGCTCTATAGCTTCTTCAATGGCCGCATGTGTTGCAGCCCCGTTCAGCCATGTCTTCGGGATATGAAATATCCTGTAGGTCACGTGACGGGTCTTCACTACATCAGAAAACATGTAGTAAGGCAGCATCCAGGACCCAGGGTAACCAGAAACGAGACCAAAGCTGTGCACTACCTTATCCCAGGTAAACACTAACCCAAACCAGCGAGAGATCAAGACCTTGCCCTCAGTGCTATGGGAGTTCCTGTAAAAGCCCCAAGCAACTACCAGAAAACTCCAGTAGGTGCCGGGGTTAACATCGTTCAAATTCGCGCCAGGTTCGTGCTCCGTAATAAGATGCTGACCACGGCGAATAAGCCACGTCATGCTGTCCTCACTCTCATTGACGTAAATGTGGTGAAAGAGCTTTCCTAGGTCGCCCACAGTTCAAGCTGCGAGTCCGAGAGTTCTTTTAGAGAGGAACCGAAATACTTGCGCGCGTTGCCACACAACCAGCAACTACAGGTCTTAGGGGTCCTACCAACGATGCCGAGTTGCCTCGGAGTGGCTTCGACCACTAAAGACTGAGGACTCTGAGTACAACTCAGATTCCGAAGATTCCAATAGTTGTTTTTCAGCCTTTTCCGAATCAGACGCTGCCTGTGATGACGACGCGTTGCCCTCTTCATCGACTTCATGACAATCCTCCTCTAACGCAGGCGGCGACGCAGCCTTGGGCGTTAGGATCAGATATACGGCGATACCGATGAGTGCGAGAAACACGCAGAAGAGAACCAAGTTCATGATGATGTTCATGACGAATCCTAGGTCAGAAGTGCTTGTGAGACAGCGATTCGGCGCGAACGTGAACCTGCACAGAACGGAGTTCCTCGCTGTCCGCATCGAAGTGCCGCGAAATAGGCTTCGGCGAAGACTGAGTTACTTGACAGTTCTTCAGCAGAACTGCTTCCACAGGATCACCTGAACGATCCGTCTGAACGATGCGGATCTTGAAAGGGGAGTCCCGCTCAACTAGGGAATTGACAAACTGCTGAGCCTCGTTGTTCACATCATCGTGAAAATTGATGGTAACGAGCCAAGCTTCAGGCTCACCGCGCTCCTGAGTCTGATTCTTCTTCTTGCGACCCGGCTTGGCCTTCACTTCAGGATAGACTTCAAAAAACTCGATGTAGCTCAAGAGGCTACTAGCTACCTCGCTACCCTTAACGCGAAGCTTCTTTTCTGTCTCGAAGAATTCGACGTAAAAATCCCCACGTCGTTTCACAAAACTCAGGTTGTCGGCATTGGTTTCACTATCTTCGATAACCGCGTTGACCTCCTCTTGGGTCACTGTGGCTTGAGCTGCTACTTCCAATGCAGGAAGTCCTTGCTGGACGTTGGTTTCCATACGTGTACTCTGTGTTAGGAGAATGAAATGGTAGGCCGGGAGGGATTCGAACCCTCTGCCGCTTGCTTATGAGGCAAGTGCTCATACCAGGCTTAAGCTTCCGGCCCATGATTGTTGTTACCTGTTTATTTACAGGTATACTTACGCAGGATTGACACCAGGCGTCGTGCCTGAATCAGGCACTACTGGCTGTAGCCTTGCTAGCAAATTGTAGTAGTTGACTACTACGTCTAGGTTCCACTTGGCATCATCCAAAGCTCGGTGTAAACTTGCTACCTTTGCCGCGTTCAGACTAGGAATCGTCTTGTTCAAGGTCCTGACGTCTCGCTCCTTTGAGTAGTGCCAGAGTCTGTTCATAGCGAAACTAGTTGTGTACCCGTAGTCCTTGGCTAGCGTACTTAGGATCACCGGATCAAAACTAAGACCGTTTATCCAGATCTCTGAAATGCCGGCAACAACATTCTGTATGTGGTTAAGATTAACAACAGAAGCGTCTGCGTCCAGAAGAAGACCTTCGGCTATTTGATCGTGCAAGCCTTCAACGCCAGAGTGTTTCAAGTGAAATTCCCAGGTCGATGGTTGCATTACGCGACCACGAGCCAGTTGGTCCAAAGCATTAAACCGAATTAGGTACTCACTATGAGTAGTAGCCTGAATCTTATCAGATTCGTTCTGAGTCAGAGTTGCTACAACGATACCTACTTCAGTCACGACGGCCCTATTATCCAAGGCCAGAGTCTCAATGTCTAAAGTAGCTACCGATAAAGGAAAGCGTGGGTCAGACATGCTGCCTCCGATATGAAGCACTGTTTGCCCCGTGCTCAGACACCTTCACAGAATCGAGCCGCACAGCACCTCGCAAGGAATGCGGTTGACGCTTCTCATATGAGCTGAGCCACGTTTCCACCTTGGTGTAGACCAGTTCTGCAAAACATTCGCATCCTACATTGCGAACAATCTCCACATCGAAGACGCCTAAATTACCCCCCTCAATCAAGTAGTTGAGTTGGGGGTCATCTTCGGCCACAAGAAGCTTGTGGTCAAACGTTTTCTTCAGCAAATCACGAACCTCGCTGAACGCCCCAAAGTCGATCACCCAGTTGCGTGAGTCCAGAGAGTTGGCGACGAAGGTCAGTTCGATAGCCAAGGCGTATCCATGAACAAAGTGACAGTGACTGTCAGCGCGCCACTGCCTGAACGCAGCAGACAGTCCGAGGTCGTGGCCAAATGTCTTGGTCACAAAATACTGAGGTATGCATGCCTGCACTGTCGGCTCAAAGAAGTGTTCCATGAACTGCGGCTTGGAGTCGTTATTCATTGTCAGCGTCCCCAGAAGTGAGTTCCTTCAGATCTTTGTTTGATGGGAATGGCTTCATCTTAACGAAAGCGGCTTCCATAGGCCTGACTGCCTTACGAATTACCCGATACGTGGGGTCCTTCTTTTCCAGAGTCTTGGCTTTCTTATCTGGAAGTTTTGCCTTCACCTCCTTGAGGCCAACAGAGACGGCGCCTGTCTTGGCACTGCGGCCTACGCGAAACAGAGCTTGGATCATCAGACCTGCAGGAAGGCGCTTCTTCTCACTCTTGATGAACAAGGGGCCGGCCATACGCGCGATTACCATATTCTGGGTCATCATGTCATAGAGACCGAGGTCTAGGGTCTTAGCAGTGTCAGAGCCTACCTTGCCCTTAATAGACGTGAAGCGAGTCTGCGTCAGGTGACCGTCCTTACCAAACACCAAATCAGCCTTCAGGGAAACCGGCTTCATGTCTTGAGGAGCCTTGAAAGTTAGGCGTGCCGTCTTCTTTTTCTTACCCTTCTTACCCTTGTTTGCAGCACGGGCCAACTGAGCCTTCTGAATTGGCGTCAGCTCTGCTTGATCCTTACTGGGCTTGGTCTTGCCATTTGCTTTACCCTTGGTCTTTGCGGCCTTAGCCGCCTTGTTGGCCTTCTTCGTCGCTAGCTTCTCCATCCGACGAGCTAAGCCTTGTGCTGTTGACTTCATGTTTGTTCCTTGGTTTCAGAAATGGATTGTGTGAGAACTAGTTGCCTAGTGACTAGAATGGACTGTCTATGAGAATGATGCTTATGTAGTTCCAGGAAGCAGCTCGTGAGATCCAGTTGTACATCAACATAGTGTCCTTGTCCTGGACAACACGTGACCAGAAAGGTTCATGTACCCACAGCCTCTTCAAGCCTTTGAGCGAAGGCATACTATTAAACCCTACTACCTTCGTACAAGGTACGCTGTCTAAAGTGTTCTGAGAAAAGTGCTTCAGCATTCCTTCTGAAGCGAAAACTACCACGTCATCGTCACTAGCTACCATAGACGTTAGCACAGTCTTACCTGTGCGCTGAGGTAGCAGTAGACAAGTAGTAGCGAAGTCGCGCAGTCGATGTGCATTCCAGGTCCCAGGACCAAAAGTCTCAGGACTCTGTTTGATCAAGTTAGCTACGTTGTCTTCGCATGCTTCGATAAGCGAGAGTGCTGATCGCTGTATACGATTCGGGAACTTATACACGTATTCTCCTAAAAGTCAGAAACCTGTCCACCAGTGTTTTACCGCATAGTCAAAGGCCGCTTTCAAGCTACTGGCACCTAGCGCTTCATCTGTAACGCTGTTCCTAGCGTGCCAGTATGCTGAGCCATCCTGAAGAAGCATAATATCAGGTAGATCTTCAGTGTGGATAGTGTACGACCCGTCCTCGTAGTAGAAAACGTAGTGCACCCAACAAGGTTGGCCTTTGATGACGACGTTCGGCACACTGTACCTATCAAACTTGGCCCCTGTAATGGCACACGTGCCTTTTACACGGATGGTCTGTGAATCAGTCATCGTCTTCTTCATCTCTAGCCTTCTTAGGCTTCGTCTTCTTGCTCTTAGAGTCGTCCTTTTTACTCTTCTTTTTCTTATCTCCGAAGTCAGCGTCAGGGGCGTCGTCCGCGACTTCCTCAAGAAGTTTGAGGACCTTGCGTAGTTTGCCAACCTGTTCAAAGTGCATAGTCAAACCCTGACGATCAGGGCGCCACTCGTCTTCATCTGCGAGATAGAACTTGCGCAAGTTTAGAACTGGCTTGTCATCCTGATTCTTGAACACTGAAATCGAAAGTTTGTGCTTGTCGCCCAACTTGATCTTATACTCAAACTTGGGACCGTCTTCGTCCGTGACCTTCTTGTCTTTAGCCATGATGTACCTTCTCGAAGTGATTCGCAAACAAAGCCCGCTGCTTCTCTGAAGTGTCCGCAGACAACACTGAGTGCGGGAACTCGTTACCAAACTTGGCGCCTGATTTACTCTCTGCTAGGAACGCAGAGTCAGGGTTAAACACAGAAAGCCAGACTTGCAACCGTTCTTTCGCCTCCTGATCGTGATTCGTGTCAACGGCTAAGGTGAGTTTCGCAACTTCTTTGGCAGCCGTGATCCACGTAGAAAACGATGACCAGTTATAGACGTGTGTGCCCAAACACACTGGATGGATAACCAACCCTTGACCTACGCTGAGCGTGAAGTCGCCTCGGAGATTAGACTCCCTGCGTAAGAGTTGAGCTTCTCTGGGAAAGAGCTTTACCCCGCCATGTCCGTATGCCAAGTTATTTACAGGGTTCCTGCTAAACCAAAGGTGAACGTACTCAGGAGAAATATCTGGCCGATCGCGCAGTTCCCACCGCAGTAGATCAGGATTATCCGGCAGAAAATCATTGTCTATCACCAGAAGGTCTGTCCTGTGTGCGTTAAACGCACCTATGTGCGCTGCCGCGACACCTTTGTCCGATACGTGTTGCGTGCACTTGAGGTCAGCGGCATCAAAGATACGAAGGCGTTGCTTCATTATGGCACGTAAAGCTGACGATCCTGCTAAAAGCTCAGAAGTCTGAGACAGCTCTACAGCCTCAGGAAAGAAGCGACGATATGTAGCCACCTCATCAACAGTTTGACAGGTTGCGCCGAAGTCACGAAAAGGCACCGCTGTCTGAAGGACTTCTTCAACGTTCAGTCTGTACAGCCCACCGTGCCTAGTGTGAAACTCGTGTCTAGTAGTAAGACGACTGTCACCCCAGTTCGAGCTGGATACTTGGAAGGTGAGAGAGTGATGACCTTCGTGACGAAGAAAGAACTTGTTCATGTTGTGTTGGGCTTGAATGGCGTTCAAAATTTTGTACCCAGGCATCAAAAGCCAAAATGACTTGAAGTTGAGTACCCGAGCTTTGTACGCCGTTCTGAGTAGAAAACAGTTCATGTCAGCTTGATCAAAATCAGACTGACTGTTGTCGGCCACAACAAAGATGCTCATGTTACTCTCTTTCGATGATGGAGCTACTCGCTACGTTGGCTAGGATAGCCTGCTTAACGAACGCTGACCGTTGTCGGTTGAAGGGCAAACTGACGATGATGTCCTTCTGAACAAGAGAAGTACCAACAGCCTTGATAGCAGCGTCAAATGCCTCGTCTTTGTGTGCCCAGGCACCATAGGGATTCAACCTGCGTCTATGAAGTACCTCGTTAAAGACGAGAGTCTCAAAAGCGTCATGGTCAACGAGAACTTTGCGTGCCAGGTTTTGAGAGTGCAAAGCATCGGTGATACCTATCAAGGTACCCAGACAGCACCAAACCCCGAAAGGAACGTCAAAGCCAAGAGTAACCCATTGGTTAAGTCGAGTGCGGGGTACGACGTGCTTGGCCGCCAAGCTCTGCTGAAGCTCAACAGAACTGACACTGCGCCTATCTGCCAGGGTTAACTTGACACCCTCCCTGTAGCCTGCACGCATAGCTTGTAGGGCACTACCGTTAGGAAACGTGGTACTGACCACGTTTTTGACCTGAAAGTAGTTAGGGCCCCAACAAAAGTCCACAACCGTGTTATCAGTAAGCTCGTGTGTCACCATTTTGTCGGTGAACACGTGAGACCAGATTTTCACCCCTCCGTTGCCGTAGCAAGCAGCGTTCACCCAATTGACAGCACGGAAAGAAACAACAGACATCTCAAGGGGTTTAGGTATGACATGACGTAATTCTTCAAGACGAAGACTCCAAAACCAGGAGGAGACTTCGTTGTCTGCGTCAACTGTCACGAAGTTAGGACATTCTGGGAATAGATCCTTAGCTGTTTTGGCTGCTGCCTTATGCGCAGCGTCGAAACCCTTGACACCGGTCACTCTACCTAAGCGTGGTAGATCAAGATCTACTAAAGCCTGGTAGTGATCTTCCGCGTTGGGTTCACCGTAGCTGAGGAAGATTACGGGAAGGTCCTTTATCTTCAAATCGAAGGACAAATCAGTTAATGTCATGTTGTACCTTTGATTAAACTACACCAATCGAAAGTCAGGAG